GTTGGGGTTGGTCTGTTGTTGTTGCGGGTGGTTTGGTCCAGCAGGTTTGTTGGCCTTCGGGGTTTGTGTAGACGTGTTTCCAGCCGTCGGCTTTGAGTTTGTGATGCCAGGGTTCTGCGTCGATTGCTTGACAAGCTGTCTCAAGGTTTTCGAGGTTGAGGTTCTCGTAGGGCGCCCAGATTTTTTCTATTTCTTCGTCGGTGATGACGTGGGAGGTGATGCTCACTTCGCATCAACACCTGAGGTGATGGTGGTGAGGCGTTGCGCCACACGGCCTGCAGTATCAGCAGAGGAGTTCGTATTGCGTTCTCCGGATCCTTTGGTGTTCTCGGTGCCAGTCACTGTGCATCAATCACGCTTGTGTTGGCATTGCTGCGACCGTTGATGATCTGGGCGACTGTTGCGAGCAGTCTGAGGTCTGTCACTTTGAGCGGCACACCTGACTGCTCGCACGATGTGCGCAGCAGGTGCGTGATCTGCTCGGCGGTGAACGGTGCGCCGCTCATTCTGTTTCTGCCAGTACGTCACGACCGAACAGTGCGGTGAGTCGTAAGCGGAGTTCAGGCCACGGTTCGACGTTCCCACGGGACACTAGGCCGATGGTGCCTGCGGAGTACCCGCAGCGTTCCGCTACCTCTTTGAGGGTGAGCCCTTGTGCCGCTGCTGCGGCTTTGATAGGCGATGGCTTGGACATGATGACTCCCGGCCTTTGCACATTGTGTGTGCTGGCCTGCGGGTCGCTTGTGGTTGCGTGCCCATGTAGTCACCCGGTCTGCTGTTATGAGGTCGCACCCTGTGCTGCCCCTAGCGCCGATCACAATAAAGCATTACAGTACTGTAATTACACGTCGCAAGCAAGCACGCAACCTCGTCACAGACCCATCAGCACGCACAGTGCGATGCAGGTGCGGGCGTGCCCTTGGCGTGGTGTTCGATTCGGACATCAGACCTGATGGTGTGCAAGCGGTGATGACAGGTGGTGTTGCTACTTGGGGCACCAGAACAGCATCAGGTCTGATGTGTACGTGGGAAGCAGACTGGATCTCAATTGTCTGCAAGCGGTGTGGGCACGACTGGCAAGGGCGTCAACACCACCTGCGTGCGCTGATTCACTCTGGCAACGATACAGAGGTGTCGTTGACGAACATCAGACCAGCGGCCTGAGTTACTGCTTCCAGATCACCTGCAGGCGCTCAGGCTCAAACACAGGTCCAGCTTTTGTGCGCTCGTTGCAGATCACCTGCTCGACGAACACAGACACAACTTGTTCTCGCTGGTCGAGGTTGAGTTCAGGCCACGCTGCACGCAGACCACCAGGTGCGCCGAGTCCGGGCACAGGAGTCTCTGATAGTGACGCTTCGATAGCTGAGCGGGCTGCGCTGATCCTTGCGAGCAGAGGTGTGCGAGCTGCAGTCCACTCGCCCCGACTAATCACACCTGCGCCCATATCCTCTGCGAGTGCTTCGAGTTCAGACTCGAGCTGATAGAGGTCGTCGCCGCCGGTGGTTGGCTTCGATGGTGCGGACAGTTTCGCATCGTCCAGACGGGCGAAGATTAGTTCTGTGATTATCTGCTCGACTGGTTCCGCTCTGATGCTGCGATAGCAGGTGGTGCAGCGGTACAACCTGGTCGGCTTCTCTGGTTTTGGTTCATCTTCCTTCGCCTTCTCCGTTTTCGTTTTTGGTTCGTCTGCTGTCGCCTTCTCCGCCTTCGGTTTTGGTTTTGGTTTCTGTGCCGTAGTCATTGCAGTTCCACACTTCGAGCAAACGAGTCTGCCGCCTGTAAGCAAAGCAACCTTTGCTGCCCGACCTCGTTTGATTCGCCGCCCGTCGATGGCCTGCAGTTTCGCTGCAGTGTCCGAGTCAATAATCGGCGGCCAGTCCGCAGGCCCGACATCTTCGCCACGGTGAATGAGTCGGCCTGCGATAGTCGGGCTGAACACCACACGAGACAACGATGTGATCGACCATGACTTAGCGGCCATCGGCGCAATACCACGGGCATTGAAGTCTCGAGCAACAGTCCCGACTCGCTCACCTGCGACAACACGTGCGCACGCTTCACGGACTGCTGCAGCCTCTGCAGTGTCGATGGTCAGGCCTTCGCCTGCAGTGTGGTGCTGGTATCCGTAGGGGCGTGTGCCGCCGCCCCATCGGCCTGCGGCGGCGTTGGCGTCTTTCGCTGCGAGGATGCGTTCTGAGCGGTGCGCAGATTCGTAGCGTGCGACCTGTCCGAGCATCCCAGCGTGCAGCAGACCTGACGCTGTGGTCAGGTCAATATCGCCTGCGACGACTGTGTGAACGGTGACCGTGTGAGCGTTCACAACCTGCACGAACTGCTCGAGTTCGATAGGTGAGCGGTGCAGGCGGTCCTGATGCCACGCAATCACACATTGGATCTGGTCTGTCTCGATGAGTCCGAGCAACTGCTGGTAACCAGGTCGAACCTTGCCCGAGTAGGCACTGATGTCATCGTCGATCAGTACATGCTCGACTCTGAGTCCTTTGGCCTTCGCAAGTTTCTTGCACGACTCGACCTGACGGCGAGTTGAGTCTCGCTCGTCAGGCGTGCGGTTCCTGCTCAATCGGGCGTAGATCGCTGCTGTAGGGCGTTCTCTATTTCGTGTTGATGGCATAGGAACACTTTAGACCCAGTTGCAACAGCGGTGTGGCCTAAAGGGTGCCTATAGTCCAATCTGTTTCGCTTGAGGCTCGCTGGGTACAAGCAACGAGACAGCCTGTCAGGGTGTGCGTGGGCACTCCTCGTTTTGCCTAACACCATCCGGGCACACCGTGTATAACCACTGCACGCCGGTCAGGTTGGCTCCAGTCAGGTTTGCCCCTTCCAGGTTGGCATTGGTCAGGGAGACCTTGGTCAGGTTTGCGCCTTTAAGGTCGGCGTTGGTCAGGTTGGAGTCGTTCATGGGCACGTCGGTCAGGTTGGCTTCGTTCAGCTTGGCGTCGCTCAGATCGCTTCCGTTCAGCAACGCCCCGGTCAGGTTGGCGTTGGTCAGGTTGGCTTCGTTCAGGTTGGCGTAGTTCAGCATGACGCCGGTCAGGTCGGCATCGGTCAGGTTGGCCTTGGTCAGGTTAGCGTTGGTCAGCGTGGCCCCGGTCAGGTTGGCGTTAGTCAGGTCACAGCCGCTGAGGTTGACATACCGTTCTGGTATTTCGCGGCAAACCGCTGCATTGCCTTCGTTACTGCTGCAGCCACCAAGCAGACACACGCATGCAACAACTAGACCGACCAACGCTGGTGCTTGTTTCTGCATAACCAGGTCCCTTCCCGAACAAGAGGCGTAACGGTAAGCCAAGAGGCCCAGCGGTGCAACATGTATTGCAACGGGTCAGCCCTAGATATTTTGCCTTAGAGAGAAACCTAGAAGGATCGGGGTCATAAGCGACGGGGTTGGGCTTGTAAAAATGTGGAAGGCCCCGACGTTGTGTCGAGGCCTTCGCTTAGTTAGTGGGTGTGCGGATCAGCCTGCTGCTGTGCGTGGGCATCTCGTCCTTTGCACCACACCATTCGGACACGTCGTGTTCGACCAGATGGTGCCGGTCAGGATGGCGCCGGTCAGGTTGGCGTCGGTCAGGTTGGCGCCGGTGAAGTTGACGAATCCCAGGTCGCCGCTCAGGGTTGCGCCGGTCAGGTCGGCGTTGGTCAGGTTGGCGTAGATCAGGTTTATTCGAGTCAGGTCGGCGCCGGTCAGATTGGCGTAGCGCAGGTCGGCGCCGTACAGGGTGGCGCCGGTCAGGGTGGCGTCCGACAGGTTGGCGCTGTTCAGGTTGGCGTCTCTCAGGTTGGCTCCGGTCAGGTCACAGCCGCTTAGGTTGACGTACCGGGCGGGTGTTGCGGTGCAATCAACTGGTGCAACCGTTGTGGTGGTGGTCGTAGTCGTGGTGGTTGGTGCAACCGTCGTGGTGGTGGTTGGCACTGGTGCAGGCGTACACGCTGCGAATAACGCCACACATGCCGCAACCAAGACAACTAGAAGTGAACCTTGTTTCCGCATTGGCGTCTCTCCCACGCTCAGATGGCCTGATGAGGCCACCCGCAAAGAATGACACGGCTTCACAACAAATGCTAGCTATCCGTATCCCGAGACAAGACTCGCATGCCCCCCGTCGTTCGTAATTAGAAGGGACAAAGAGTCGGGATCATGCCCGTAATTTTTTGAGGCCCAAAAAAATTGTTGACCGTGCGATGCCCTTGATGGCATCCTTTGGTTCTCGGTCCTGCGCATGGCAAGGACTCCTCTCATTGGCCGAGTGAGTGAGTCTCCTACTGGTCAGCAACACCGCTGGTCAGAATCAAAGGATGTGCCATGTTTGATTGGGAAGATGAGAAGGCTGCGCAAGCTGTCGCAGATCAGGCTGCAGATGACGCTGCAGATCAAGCGATAGATGACGCTCGAGATGCGTTTTACGCCGCACGTGATGAGGCTGCATATGAGGCCAGATATAACGCTACCCGTAACGACGGCTGAGTAACGGTAAGGCCGTAGCGGTTGAATGACAGAGCCTACGGGGTAGCAGTGTGGGGACTGTTCCGTAGGCTCTGAACTTGGTCACCTGAACCAGCTGGTGACAACGACTGTGGAGAAACGGTAAGGCCGCACAGAAGGAGCGAAACTGTGCGGCCTTACCTAACAGCGCAGGTTCCACATTGCGCTCTAGTACGGGTTAGCTAACCCAGTTCCTGTGATTGCGTACACGCCTGCAGGCCTGAGCGCACCGACTGCGAAGTACCTGGACACCTGTACCTGTTGCAGCAGTGATTGCGCTTGTCCTGATGTGTCTTTGATATATCGGATCTGTGCTGGCGTTTCTTGCATCATCACATCACTTGATCGGCACACGATGATCGCATCCTGATTGCTTGTGAGTGTGAGCGGCACTGATGGGCTTGCGATGACATTCATGCCAAGTACCCGCCCGCTGATAGGTCCTGTGCCTGTGTCAACCTGTAGTGCCGCACCTGCGGTGCCTGAGTTCGCTAGTAGCCAACGCCATCTCCGAGGTGCCATCACAACCAGGTCGGGTGCGTACCCTGCGGCCTGATGTGACGCTGCACTGGTGCGGCTGATCGCATCGAGCAATGCGGTTGAGCTGGTCGCCGTTAGCGTCATTGTTCCGATTGAAGGTGTGTTCAGCAGTCCAAGTGCTTCGCCACTGGTGCCACTGCCGTTGATGATCTGTGATTCCTGCAGTGCATCACATGCACCGAGGATCTCACCAGCAACCAGTTGATCGAACCCGGCACGATCAGACCGCTCAACAATCTGCATGCTCAGTTGCGCATTGCTGGCAACCGTCACCACGTTCGCTGTTACTTCTGTGGTCGCAGGGTTATCAGGTGTTATCGCCGCACCATCAGTTGACTGCATCTCTGCGGTCTGACCTGTGGTGACCCGTGTCATCACAACCTGACCGCCTTGTGCGGGTAGCGGTCCTGATAGGGCTGCGAGGTGATCTGCGAGCGGTCGTTGCGAGTGCCCACTGTTGCGGATCTGCGCTGATAGATATTCGGGCACCATCAACGCACCGAACGCACGCTGTTCGCTAAGGCGTTCATCAGCACTGCGGTTATGGCCTTGCCCGCCTTGAATCACATCTTGGAAGAAACTGGGGCCACGCTCGTTATACGTGCCAGATGATTCCGCTTCGATCCTGTCGCGCAGATCGAGGTAGTGCTTGTAATCGGATAGGGCGACTTCTGCAGCGGCTTGACGTTGCGCAGAACCAGAGTGAGCGCGTGCTTCGCTGCACGCCTTGCCTGCTTTCATTCGCGCTATCTGGCAACGTTCATTTACTAGTCGGTCAAGGTTTGTCATTTTGCTAGGTCCTTCATCATTCGTTTTGCTCGAGCTTCATCAAGGTTGATGACGCGTGCCGCAGGTGCGCTCGCAGGCCTTGGTTGTGTTCGCTGTTGTGTGCGTGGTTGGTTGAGTGCTGCAGCAACTTTCGCTCGCATCGCATCGGCGTTACCTGGTGCTGTACTGCGACGGGTGCGGTTAGCTCGAGCTGCAGCGATCTGCGCAACGGGCACACCAGTACGCCTAGCAATAAATGCGCAGGTGTCTTGTTCGCTGCGTAACTCAGGGCGGCCAATCTCAACGCCTGGTCCCAGATAGGTTGGAATTTTTATGGTCATCAGAATTGCCTTTCGTCGACGATCCAGCGGCCATGATCGTTGAAACCAGCAAGCGAACCTGTGCGAAGTCTTTTCCGCACGTTCGATTGACTGCAGTTCATGTAGGCCGCTGTTTGTTGCACAGTCCAACCTTGCATCGCGCGCAACCCGTTTGATGTGTGCGGGTTGCGTGAATCTTCTGCAGCTTCGAGCGCACGCCTACACGCATCAAAGTGATCGAGTAACTGCAGGACATCAGGCCGCAAAGGTGTGCAGTTTGTGCGTGACCATCGCTCGAGCAGTTCCCGCAAAGGTGCGGCGATTGCTGCGGCTTGTCGAACAGTCAAAACAACCTCAGTCATCATCACTCCTGTTTTTGAGTTTGATCTGCCGGCCTGACCGCTTCGCCGATGGTTGCTGCGCTTTGATCTTGCACAAGTGTTCCCGCCGCCGTGCTTTGCGACGACTGCGTGTGTGACTGCGTGCGCTCATTCTGTGCCACCAACAACATCACCAATCAGCAACGCAAGGCGACTGATCTGCTGTGACACTTGTGTGCGGTGTGCGCCTGGTACTTGATCAGCCCAGATCGCAAGGAATCGCAGCTGGTCGCCGAGACTCACCTGCGTTTGCTCAGATTCGTTGTCATTCGTCATGGTTGATCCTTCGATTGCTTGAAAATTCGTGGAGAGAAAAATTGGACGCCAAAAGCAGCTGGGATACTCCGAGGCTGATTCCTAAAAATGGACCCTTGCGTGCCGCCCCTAGGGGGGCGGCATGCGCCGTTAGGGTGCGCCGTGTGCGCCGTAGTGCGCCGGATGCTTAGAACGCCTGTAATCAGTGCATCTTGTGGCGTGCGCCGATTTGCGCCGTTTCGGCGTGTGGTCGAGTGCGCCGGAATCATTCCGGCGCACTTTCGGTCTGTCCCGCAATGAGGCTGATCATCTCTGGCAGGTATCTCACACCTGCTCGCAGCAGCTCGTTTGAGAGTTTGCCGCCTGTTGCTCTGAGCTTCTCTCCTGCGGTGCGTGTTGTGTCACCTGGTATCACGCCTGCTGCGCTGAGTTTGTTCGCAGCATCCTTTGTGCCGTGCGGCCAACCACCTTGGACTAGCTCGAGCCTGAGTGGATCTGTGCCGAGTTTGAGGTTCACTGTTTCTGGCACCCATTGCATGCGTGCGTGTGTTGATTTGAGTTTGATGCCGCCTTCTGTTTTGGTGAGCATCCAGCCGACGTCTATGTCATCGGCTTTGCCTGATGATCCTCTGGCACGTTCTTTTGATTTGTGGCCTGTGTGGTCGAGTCGTAGGACTGTGATGCCTTTGGCGAGTAGTGGTGTGATGGTGTGCCGGTAGAGGGCTTTGACTGTGTCTGTTGAGTCATCTGCGCCTTCTATTGCCCTGCTGTAGGTGTCGATGACAACGAGGTCGGCGTGGTGTTGTAGGGCGAGTTCGTGGACTTGTATGCCGCCTGCTTGTGTGTCGAGTGATGGCAGCGGTGGGTGCAGTAGGTAGGCGAACGCTTCGGGTGTGAACCCTTGATCGAATCCCATATCTGATAGGCGTTCTTGTACATCTGCCGCTGACATTTCGTAGTCCAGGTAGACGATGCGTAGTGCTGTGCCTGCTGGTCTGCCGAGTACCGGGTGACCTAGTGATGCGGGTGCGAGTGCTGCGAGCGTGATGAGGCTTTTGCCTTGTTTCGCTGCGGCGGTGATTGAGTGGTTGCGGCCTTTGGCGATGAGTGGTTCGAGTAGCCAGTTTTCTTGCGAGTGGTCTGTGTTCCAGAACTCATCCCAGTTGATGCGCAGTTGCTCGAGGAGTGTTGGCGTTGGGTTTGCGGTCATGTTGTATCCGTTGGTCGCTAGTTCTGTGTCTGCTTGTGTGCCGTTCCCGTTGTGGTGTGTTGCCCGGTAGTACGTGTATTTCGTGTGTCGTTGGTCTCGTTGTAGTTCTGGGTAGGTGAGCGTGTAGAGACAGTCATCGCTGATGTATGCGTGTTGGGGTTGGTCTGTTGTTGTTGCGGGTGGTTTGGTCCAGCAGGTTTGTTGGCCTTCGGGGTTTGTGTAGACGTGTTTCCAGCCGTCGGCTTTGAGTTTGTGATGCCAGGGTTCTGCGTCGATTGC